AAATGCGTGCCCATTGCAAAAGCAAGACGGATGACCAAAGGGCAACGTGCGGGTGCCGTAAGAAGAAAACAAGCCAAAGCGAATACAGGCCCTACACCTAGTAGAGCTGCAACATTTGCAAAGAGACAAAAGAAAATGGCAGGAGGTTATGTTGGTCCTGCAATAAATTCTAGTTATGATGGAGTAACTTTAAATAATCCATCTTACAGTAAATATTATAAGGGTATTATTTAATGAACTTAGAAAAAGATTTAAAACAATTAAAAAAAGAAAAAGCTTTAAAAGAATCTGCTATAGCTCAACTTCGTAAAAGATCTAAAGACTCTATAGCTCGACCAAAAGCAGAAAAAAATATTTTATCAACTGATCCAAGAATGCAAAGAATATAATGAGACAGTTTTATTCAAAAGGCACAATGCCTGCAAGGAACAAAAAGAATTTTAGACCTACTGAAAAAGGGGCTGGAATGACAAGAGCTGGAGTTAAAGCTTACAGAAGACTTAACCCTGGTTCTAAATTAAAAACAGCCGTGACTGGTAAAGTGAAACCAGGATCAAAAGCTGCCAAACGTAGAAAGTCGTACTGTGCACGTTCACTGGGGCAACTCAAAAGAGCATCAGCAAAAACTCGTAATGATCCGAACTCAAGAATCCGTCAGGCTAGAAGGAGATGGAAATGTTAAAAAAACAAAAGATTAAAAAAGTAATCAAAGGTTTGAAGAAAGCATCTAAAACACATGCTGGTCAAGCTAAAATTTTAAAAGGAGTTATCAGTGGCGGATCCAAAAAAAGGAACGGGAAAAAAACCTAAAGGTTCTGGTAGAAGATTATATACTGACGAAAATCCAAGAGATACTGTTAGTATAAAATTTGCAACACCAACTGATGCAAGAAAAACTGTTGCAAAAGTTAAAAAGGTTAAAAAACCTTTTGCTAGAAAAATACAAATCCTAACTGTTGGAGAACAGCGTGCTAAAGTTATGGGTAAATCACAAGTCGCTGCAATTTTTAAGAAAGGGAAAGATGCTATTAGACGAGCTAGAGGTAATAAGTAAATTACAAAAAAGATTAAAAGATGCATATCAAGCCATAGGCAATAACATCATGGCAGGTGGTATTGACAACATGGAAAAATACAAGTATATGTTGGGACAGGCTCATGCCTACCAATATATATCACAGGAAATCTCTAACCTGCTAAACCCGAAGGAGCAAAAGAATGATACTAAAGGACAAGACAACATCCTCAAATTCGACGCCACCAAAAATTAAATTAGCGCTCGAAGAAAAATATAAAAAAGAAAAAGAGGAAGAGATAAACGCATACGAGCGTTTAAAAACAAAAGAATCTGAAAAATTACCAAAGCCTACAGGATGGAGAATGTTAGTTCTTCCATTTAAAATGCCAGAAAAAACCAAAGGTGGTTTGTTCTTAGGTGCTGAGACTTTGGAAAGACAACAAGTGGCCTCAACCTGTGGATTAGTATTATCCATGGGTCCACATTGTTATGACAAAGAAAAATTTCCCGAAGGGCCTTGGTGCAAAAAAGGTGATTGGGTGGTCTTTGCAAGATATGCTGGATCTAGAATACAAATCGATGGTGGGGAAGTAAGATTGCTAAATGACGATGAAGTTTTAGCAACCATCGAAAACCCTGAAGATATACTTCATCAATATTAATCATAGGAGAAACTATGCAAGAACAAGAACAAGAAAAAATGGTTGACATTGACACCTCTGGTCCAGGAATAGAGGTAGAACTACCTGAAGAAAAGGAGAACGAAAATGTTCAAACTAATAATGACACTGTTAACAATGTCGACACAAGTGATCAATCTGTTGACGCATCTTCAAGTGTGGAAGAAAAAACAGAAGAAACTAAAACAGAAGAAACGAACGAAGAAAAGAAAAAAGAGTTAGACGATTATTCTGATGGAGTAAAAAGAAGAATAGCTAAACTAACTAAAAAAATGCGTGAAGCTGAAAGAAGAGAAGAAGCTGCAACGCTTTATGCTAGAAGTGTTTTAGCTGAACAAGAAAAATTAAAATCTAGATTAGCAAAAGTTGATACGGACTACGTTTCAGAAATGGAAGGTAGAATTAAATCTGGTATGGAAGCTGCTGTTGCTAAACTTGCAAAAGCTAGAGAAGAAAGTAATCTTCAAGCAGAAGTTGCCGCGCAAGCAGAAATATCTAGATTAGGTTATGAAGAGGCTAGATTGTCTGATATGAAAATCAAAGAGACAAATAAAAAAGAACAAAAGCCTATTGAACAACCAGAAGAACAATACACCCCTCAACAACGAAGAATAGATCCTAAAGCTCAAGAATGGGCTGATAAAAACACGTGGTTTAATAGAGATGTTGTTATGACAGAGGGTGCAAAAGCCATTCATAGACAATTAACTGAGGAAGAAGGTTATGATCCTATCTCTCATCCAGATGAATATTATCAGGAAATAGATAGAAGAATAGCTCTTGAATTTCCTCACAAATTTGCTAAGAATACAGAAGAGACGACAAATAAACCTACTCAAACTGTTGCATCAGCAACGCGTAGTAGTAAATCAGGTCGCAAAGTCCAAAGACTCACACCGTCTGAGGTAGCAATTGCTAAAAAATTAGGTGTGTCACTCGATGAATATGCAAAACAAAAACGATTAATGAACACGGAAGGAGCATAAGCATATGGAAAACGAAAACGATAAAAGAGCTTCTCGTGCCGCTGAATCAAGGTCTAAAAGTGAAAGACCAAAAGTTTGGCAACGATCCAACAATTTAGATACTCCCCCTGCAAAGGATGGATACCGTTACAAATGGATCAGAGCCGAGGTTCAAGGTTATCAGGACACAAGAAATGTTACTGGTAAACTTAGAGAAGGATATGAATTAGTGAGAGCTGATGAGTTTCCTAATTACCCGGTTGTTGAAGATGGTAAATACAAGGGGATTATAGGAGTTGGTGGCCTTTTGCTGGGAAGGATACCCGAAGAGTTCGCAGAGCAAAGAAATGCACACTATCGACAAATGCACGACGATAAGAGTGAGGCAATCGATAACGATCTCAAGAAGGAACAGCATCGTAGTATGCCGATCAATATAGATCGACAAACTAGCACAACCTTCGGTGGCTCAAAGAAAAGTTAATTTTTTAACAATTCCTAACCGCCGGATAAACTTAAATGTCTAAGGAGGACAACAACTATGGCAAATAAAGACGCAGCCTTTGGTTTAAAACCAATTGGCAAAGTTGGTCAGAATAGAGACGCTCAAGGTTTATCCGAATATAGTATCGCAGCATCTGCATCAGCGATTTACTTCCAAGACCCTGTCGAATTGGCAGCATCTGGAACAATCACTGTAGCAGCAGCAAGTGATGCATTATTAGGATCACTAAACGGTGTATTCTTTACTGACGCTTCATCAAGCAAGCCTACTTTTGCGAATCACTTAGATGCTTCCAACACTGCAACAGACATTGTTGGATTTGTGTCTGATGACCCGTATGAAAGGTTTGAAATACAAGCGGACGGCGCAACTGCAGCAGCAGACGTCGGCCTTAACGCTGACATTGTGTACGCAGCAGGATCTTCTCCAGACTATGTATCCAAAGTGGAATTACAAACGTCTGATCAGAAAACTGGTACTGCACAATTAAGAATACTCGCTATATCAAAAGACCCAGATAACAATACTGCAGGTTCTGCAAATGTTAACTTGGTTGTTTTGATTAACGAGCATCAGCTAAAAGCAACAGCCGGAGTATAAGGAGGATAACTATGGCAATATCTAGAGGACAACTAGTTAAAGAACTAGAGCCAGGTTTGAATGCATTATTCGGTCTGGAATATAAACGTTATGAGAATCAGCACGCTGAAATATACACTACTGAATCTTCAGACAGAGCGTTTGAAGAAGAAGTTATGTTATCTGGCTTCGCTCAAGCTCAAGTTAAACCAGAAGGAAGTGGAGTAACTTTTGACAATGCTCAAGAGACTTACACTGCGAGATACAGTCATGAGACTATAGCTCTTGCCTTTGCAATAACTGAGGAAGCGGTAGAAGATAACTTGTATGATCAAATATCTTCAAGATATACAAAAGCGTTAGCTAGATCTATGGCGAACACTAAACAAGTTAAAGCTGTTAACCCGTTAATTAACGGTCTACCATCTGGAAGCTTTCAATCAGGTGACGGTGTAAGTTTATTCAACACTGCACACCCGACTGTTTCTGGAACTGTATCTAACACGTTAGCTACAGCAGCAGACTTGAACGAAACATCATTAGAACAGTCATTAATCGACATTGCTGCAATGACAG